GGCAAACGAGGAATATCATTTAATGCGGATTTGGCATCCGAAAATTGTTTCTTAAGATCTTTAATACCTCTTTGGTTCAGAAGATCGCGAATAAGTTCTTGAGGTTTGCCTGTTTTATTCAAAGCTGCAGCAGCTGCTAATCCTGCATTCTGAATCTTTACATCTGACGGTAATCCTGTAACCGCTTCATTTAGCGTATTACAGGCTGCGGTAGCCACAGAATTGACTGAATCTACAACTAAGTTTGTAATCGCATTCATCAAACTATTCATGTTTAAGAAGTTAGTGAAAATTGTGTTATACGCTAAATCTAGGTATCCATTTAACTCTGCGATGCCTGCCTCTGTCAAGTAGTTATATGTTTTAATAACATCCTGAGCTGTATTATATAAATCCTTAGATGCATTCATTACTGCTTTGTAAGCATCTTCTGCAGTATCTTTTAAATCATCATTCAAAAACGAATTGACAGTTGATAGTATAGAACACTGTTGACCAATCTCAGTAGCAGCTTCAATCATTAAAGCAGTTATTTGATCTGTTACAATAAAGACGTTTGAGGTTGAAAGATTGACACATAAATCTGACATGATATCTCCTATGCTAGATTGACAAATTTGTTTCTAGCGTAAACTTTATGATCTTTGAATGTTGCAAAGGGAAGAGGATGCTTTTGCCCCCCCTTGTCAAATGCAATATGTATCCAAGGATTTCTTGCACCTCCTCCATATTCTAGTAGAAGCTGTTTATATGGAATATTCTGTGCAATCCATTGTGCAATAGCAAAGTAATCAGATGGCTTTCTGGTTGTGAACTGTAGATCCGCTGCCATACCTGTGCCATGATCTGATGTGTTAGTGCGGCCTTCTTTATCCAATCTAAATGCATTGGTCACAATCATATCAGGGTACTTTTCCTTGATTTTATCAAGACAGTTAACTGCAAGGTTTTTAAGATTACATACGATCTGACTTCTACCTAAACCTCTTTGAGCAGTGACTTTTTCATGTACAACAACTGCTTGAGAAGATAACTGTCCCAATTTAAAGTATTTAGACAATTGCAATCCATCAGGAAATGTAGTCACACCTTGAAACTCCGAGCAATCACATTCCTGCGGTTCAATGTTGTTTTCTTGTATTGGACTTGCCTCTTCTGACTCAGCGGGGACTTCATTGGGGTTCACATTACCCGCTTGTACTTGTTGCTGAGCTATTTGCTCTGATCCAGGTTCTTCTGCATCAAGATCAAATGGCGTCAATACAGGTTCAGGTCTCTGTAATGGGTTGGGATCGGATGTTTGCACAGATAATCTTGATGGTGCACTACCCAAATCATTTGCCGAAACATTCTGTGCTACGCCGGTATTAACTTGGAAAGGATTTGCATCAATTCCTCCTGTAGACGCAATAGCAGTGAATGATCCCCCTGCATCTAAATTAACATCAGAAGATGCTTGAACTTTCATTGACCCTGATGTCTTGATCGATATATCTGAAGCATTTAAAGTATAAGTGCCTCCTACATTATGATTAAAGTCGCCAGCAACTTTCATATTTACTTCACCATTAAATGTTGCATTGGCATCACCCTGAACCACGATATCTGCTTTATTCTTAACTAATATCTGGGTGGCACCATCAATGGTTAGATTGTATGCCCCGCGAACGAAAAGATAGTTATTTCTTTCAAGTATCTCATAGTTATCTCCAACTACCTTACGAACCGATGTGCCGTTAACATCTATTTCAGTATAGGTTCCTGCTTTATGGTAAACGTGAATTCTTTCATGCCCGGGAGTGTTATCGTATTCAACCAAATGACCTGCTTCAGTTTGAAAGGTTTGATTATACGGATACTTTGCGCTATACGCTGCTGCGGGTTCATCCCAAGCACCATCGTTTGCAGTAGGAACATTAGTCCTTAAGGAATTGTTTCTTGCTTCGATCTGTGTCTTTTCTGTCGTACCAATAGCTAGTTTGTTAGTATCAGGAAGGTTTGCGTATTCCTTCAATGGGTACTTTTTATTAGGATCAATGAAAGGCGTATACTTAAACTTCTCAGGCGGATTAAGAGGTTTAGCAGGATTTACATTAGATGGAATCTGAGGTGAAGGTGCATTGGGTAGAGGAACGGTATCACCTACAGCAGATGCCCCCACATTATAGTATGTTTGACCCGTGACTCCATTTGCATCTTTACTATCACTTCCTTTTGCAAATGATATAGCCCCGCCTGCACCTAATAGATGTGATGTAGATAGTAATCCCGCAACTTTTCCTGCTGTGTCATTATCGCTGATAGCACCTTTTCGCTTCAAAACACCATAGTTAAATTTCAGATTCTGAAACATAATCTTTTCTTGAACCTGAGTTGACTTAAAGAAATCTGCTTTGGATTTCAATCCATCCTTTGCTGTCCAAGCTGAGGGATCATTTAATACTGAGTTAGATAACTTAGCCCCAACAGGTAGTTTGATATAACCTAGTGTGGCGAGAGCCGGTGATCCAAATTGATACTTACCAATATAACCTAATCTGTTTTCTGCAGTATAGTTTTGTCGTCCCCCCGCAACCGAACTAGATTCTTTAAACCCAATTGCATCCATCAGCTTTCGTATCTGAGGAATGGTTAATGGCGGCAGTGTTTCTGAGATAACAGGATCATCAGAGACTTCGGGTGTTGTTTGTATAGGTTGACCTGAACCATCATAAACTACTGACCCATCAGATGATCGCAGTACGTTGGGGCTAGTTTCTATTGATTGTTCTTGTGCAACATCCTCAGGTAAAGGATCGGGCATGCCTCCGATAGTACCCATAATAATGGGCTGTTGCATGTCGTCGCCATCCATGAAGAATCCTACACACCATGTACCTGTAACCAATCCTACAGGAGCAGAACCAATACCAGATACTGCTGCAGATGTAGTAGGTTGTAATGGGGTCGCCCACGGCAAATCTTCTGTAGGTGTAATTGAGATATTATCATCATGCACATTGATGATTCTCACGCGCACACGACCTAAACGCAGAGGATCATCACGATCTTCTACTATACCAATCCACCAATTAAAAGGCATCGGAAGCATATCAACCCTTATATTTTATAGAATCTTTAACGATCTCCATTATCATCATATGATTTCTAAAGTTAAACTTATGACGAATCGCGGATACGATGTATACTCCCGATAATACGGGGTCTAAACCAGACTCTGATGATTCATTTTTAACTGTTGAGTCAGGATAATTGAAGTTAATTTTAGCTCCGACATGCATATCTGTTCTGCCTGGAACGGTAATATTTATCTTAAAGTTGCTAATTTCGTTCAATCTAGAAACTCTCCTGCCAAAGATTTCAGGCATCTTGTCAATGAAGTTGTCTTTGACACCTGTAAATAACCTTGAGTTCAGAGGATAGAACTTCTTAAATGTATCTGAATTTACGGGAGTATCAGATGTAAACATGGGAACCGATTCTTCTCTTTCAGAGTGCGTAAACGTGTTGTAGTTAGCAACATGATCATATTGATACTTAATAAACTTCTTCTTGTATATGTCAAAGGTAGAAAGTGTACTACCAAAGTATCCTCTGTTATAATTCTCAAGATTGTCTACAAATTTAATAACTTCAAATTTTTCTGCAAGGAATAGCTTACTCATGATATCTTCTGTATTAAGTGTTCCTGGAGGGGCATAAAAATAATTACCCATCAGGACATCTGATTTCAGAAGGTTGTCTATACTACTAAATATGAACCCCCTACAAGATGTTTCCCAGAAAAGGTAATCAGCTGCATCGCTATCTTGTGCTATTGCCTTTGATGCTAGCCAATTCATAACCTTTGCAGGAGACCACCCAGGACTTAGAAACTTGATCTTATTCTTGGTGGGTTGCACACCTAAGGGTTGAGTTTTACTTTCGTCAATTGAAATAGAGTTATTAGCAAATGATATCAAAGCGGGAGACTCTAGATACTTTTGATATACTTCTCCTGCAACATCTGAGATGTATCCTGAGAATGGTTTGTAGATTGTAACCAGATTATCATTGATACTTTCTACAGAGCAAAAATTCAGAATGTAGGTTTGTGTACTTTTGTCGCGTTCGGTATTGATATCAGTTACAGAATAGACACGAAATATCTTTTCTATAGGAACACCTAAGGTGGGTGTCTCTACTTTGAATGCAAGATATTCATTGCCGATGATGGGGAGCTTTGCAATCAGATTTCTTGAATCTGAAAGCATAATTTGCCCGTGAAGAAAGTTAGCAAACATATCTTCAAACAGATTCATCTCAATGAGATAATCGTTCAGATCAACTACTGTTCCTTGACTAGAAACTAGTTTTAGGTAGTGTATCGATACCTGACCGGGAAACGATAGATTAGTCAAATTAGCCATTAACTAATCTCTCAAACTCATTTACGAAAGCAGATATGTACTGGTTCTTTAGAACACGAATTCTACGCTTGCTTTCGTTTATTTGCGACTCATATGCAATATTAGTAACTTCATATGCGTTTGGGTAGGCTAATTCGACAGTTTCAAGTGTTGGCAAAAATCCTGGAATATTATACACAGAATCTATAATTGCTTTTACATTCATCAATGTAGATGTGCTCGTATTTCCTGTTGATAGGTATACAGCAACATTAGACACATCTCTTTCTGTTATAAATCCAGTATCTCCCGTAACATCACCCTTAGGATAGTGTGTTAAAACATTAGAAGCCAGAAAATTTTTATATTCAACAAGCTCAGCACTACCCCCACTAATATTGCTTACACTGATTTCAAGAATTGATCGAGAAGTTTCAGGATATTTAAGCCAATAGAAAACGTTACCGTCAGTAACATACAAATTTGATGTATTTCTTGCAGAGGGAAGAGATGTAGAAGATTCCAAAACCGCGGGTACTAAGTTGGGGTAATTTAAAACAATTGGTTTTATGATGTGATTGTTAATATGGGAAATTGTGCGGGTGAAATCGCCGGAAGGTACGTTTATCTCATATCTTTGTGCGCCTAAGGCATCACCTCCCGTTATTAGAGGTAATGTTGTAGAATGAGTTATATCTGCACGAGGAATAGGGTATGTAAATTGAGGTGCACCTGCAGAATATAAGTAATCTATAAATGCTTGTTGATTTTCTGTTGTACCAATAAATCCGTTTGCTGCCATGCGAAATAAATCAACATAACTAACTTCCAGTGTTGTAGTAACTACTGTTTGAGTAGGATCAACTACAATATCACTTCCTTCAAATGCAACATAATGTTTAGTTGCATTGACATTTGCTGCACCATACTTGTTTGCGGTGTAGGTATACAGCTGTTCATCTGTTAGAGGCCAACCAAACCTAGGATCCAGGATATCATTGACTATAAGGATCACCCAATGATAATCAGTCGTATCATAGAATTTGTAAGATACTAGTTCAGGTGTCTCGCCATCTTGAATATCATACTCATCGAAGATAACTAGATTCTCTTTTGTTTTTTTATCTACAGTAACGCGACGAAGGACATCTGATACAATGTTAACTACAGCGTTATTGTTTGCTGCATAAGCTAGTAATGGGAATCTATTAAAGTAACTCATATTAGTAGCCCTTCACTATTCTTTCTTTAGTGAGCAATTCGACTTCTTTGAATGTCAAAGTAAGTTTTATTTCAGATGGTGCACCGTTATCAAATGCCGTGAAGAATTGTGATCCATACTGTACATTCATATCTGTTAGAACACAGGTGCTGATCTTGTTGATAAATGGATTCTCTGCACCTTTGTGATAGTAAGCAATTTCAAATTCAGATGGGTAAATGTAAAACATGCTATCACCTGATAACTCGGGATGCATATGAAACTTGAATAGGTCAATAATTCGTTTTACATTATATACTTCTGATTCGCTCTTAGGAAGAAACGTATAGTTAAACGAGAATGTTCTAAAGTTAATTGCCTTGAAGAATACTTCTTTGAAGGGGTTGGTTTGAGCTGCCGCTGCTGTTAAAATATTTTGCTTTGCATTGCCCAGACCCGCAACCTGTTTTCCTAGATCTGCTAGAGCAAGCAATCCACGCTCCATACCTTCTCCTACTTTTCCTACAACTGAATTTTCAATAGCAGATGATCCTCCCATTAGACCAGCAAGAATGCCGGCATCATAATCTTCATACGTCATCTGATATTTAACTTGAGGGATAGATTCTATAGGTAGCATAATAGCATCAGACAAACGAGCAGGTTCATCAACCTTTAATGTATCTGATAGTTCAGTTAATGCATCGAACACGCCTGCTGTAGCCAACCCAGCAGTGGCTGCAACTCCTGCGGCAACAACCGTTCCTGCAACTGCACCCGCACCTGATCTGGCTCCAGCACTCCTCATTTTTGCCAAAACAGAAGCAGTTAATGATCTCCCCACTCGCGACTTTTCAGCTAATTCTTTTCCGATGCCGAATCCTGCAACAGCCCCCGTTATACCTGCTGCAGCAATACCCGCTGCAGCTAACCTCTCTCTTGCAACGCGATTTTGACCTGTAGTACTTACATCCACATCAACCACTTTTTGATTCTTGAACTTTGTCTTTCCTCTAATGTTTATGTAGAATACCATGTAGTGTTGCAGATCAGCAGCAATCGATACATCCTCAGGATAACTTAACTGAGAAACATTATAGGGCCCATTATTGGTTAATGAAACTTCTTTTGGGTTGCGTTTGTCATCACCTCCAAACCCCTTCCCGAGGATGGTGTCATTATTAAACTGATCTAAGATATTTGTTCTATTGGCTGACATGGGTATAAATATTTGAAGGATGATCAATTATTTATGCGATGTATAAAGAAACTTACAAAGGCAAATACAAAGTTAAGAATCCCAAAAAGTATCGAGGAGACATTCATGATGTTATCTATCGAAGCAGTTGGGAACTTAAACTAATGAACTGGTGTGATAGCAATGATTCTGTTCTTGAATGGGGTTCAGAGGTTGCTGTTATACCGTATGTCTCCCCAGTAGACAAAAAAGTACATAGGTACTTTGTTGACTTTTACATGAAGATACGTGATAAGAATGGTGTGGATCAGAAGTATTTGGTTGAAGTTAAACCCAAGAAGTTTACACAAGAACCTGTAAAACCTAAACGTGTCACCAAGCAATTCATAGAAGAAGTATACACATATGGTATCAATCAAGCAAAGTGGAAAGCAGCAACAGAGTTTTGCGATGATCGCAAGTGGAAGTTTTTGGTTTTAACAGAGGACGAATTAAAAATTGGCTACAAGTAATCCATTCGAGAGACTACGTTATACTGGTAAAGATGAAGATAATGCCATCGACTGGTATAAACAGAAGATCAATGACTTAGGCAAAGGGGCGTTCAGCCCTTCTAAGTTGATGAATACAGAAGAACTT